ACTGCCTCAGAATTAGATGCTGAAGATTTATCTCGTAGCTATGTAATACCTGAGATACTTCCTACTCCTGCTGTTTTACTTCTTTATGGTGCTGGTGGAGATGGTAAATCAATGGCTGCTTGGGCATTAGCTAAACATATATCTCTTGGTTTACCTTTTGAAGTTCAAAACAATATCGTTCCAATCAAAAAAGGTAAGGTTTTGATTCTTAATGCTGACCAGCCAAAAGTGCAGTTGCGTGAACAATTAAGAGAACAGGATTACAAAATGGATAACAATACTGTTGTTATCAATGGGTTTCAAATCAAACGTGAATATTACTTTGCTCAGTTAATTAAAAAACACAAACCAACATTAGTTGTTATTGACTCTTTGATTGGTTCTTCTGCTGGTAGGGCATTTGATGAAAACAAAAGTTCTTTTGCATCTCCTTTATACAGACTTACCAATAACAATGGTCATAGTTTTCCTGCTACAACTATTCTTGTTATTCATCACGCTAATAAACAAGGTGGATTTAGAGGTACAAGTTCTATTAGAGATGCTGTAGATGAAACCTGGAAACTTAGCAAACCTGATAAAGAATTATCTGAACAGCTAGGAACTAATACAAGAATTATTAGAGTTGAAAAGAGTAGATTTAGTCGTATGGGTAGCTGCCTACTACTAAAACAATTAAGTGATCTTAGTTTTGAACTAAAAGATTACAAACCAAAAGTAGAAAATTCTTCTCCTGCCTCCATAATTGATCGCATACTTGAAAAACTTAGAACTGTTTATCCAGAAACTAGATCGAGGATTGATCTCAATGCCGATCCATTAATCGGTGGTAATGTTACTGCTATCAGAAAATCTTTAGAAAGGTTAGTTGATAGAGGATTAATTCAGATTTGGGAGCAAAAACCTTCAGTGAATGGTGGTCGACCCACTAACTACTATAAAGCTATCCTCGTGCGGGGAGACAAAAAATCTGTCGCATTGAATGGAAA